CCATGATAAACGCTGGTATCCACTGATCGCCTGCCCACGCAGTAAAACTCTGTTTGGATATGTCGAGAATTATCATCGGATTCAAGAAACAGGAAATATTATTCTCTTTGAGTCGGAAAAAGCGGTTCAACAGTGTGATTCATTTGGCAGCAATATCGCTCTTGCAACGTGTGGTTGTCATGTGTCAGATACGCAGGCGAAATACATAAAAAAACTTCTTCCTAAAAAAATCATCTTGGCTTATGACGAAGGGCTTGCGGAAGAGCACCTGGTCAACGAATGTAAAAAACTCATTGTGAACAACCCAATTCTAAAAACAAAGGTCGGTTATATCTGGGACGAAGCATCTCTTGTTCCAGAAGGTTCCAAAATGAACATCGCTGATCTTGGCCGGGATGCGTACAAAGAGGGATTAACAAAGTATGTAAAGTGGGTAAAGGAGTGATGTGAAATGGGACAGAGAGTTATTGCCCCAGAGCTACAAGCATTGTATGACAAAGGAGCGCAGGTGTACAGCTATTCAAAGTTGAGTACGATTCACGATTGTCCATACAATGCGTATCTGACTTATATCAAGCCGCGTGATCAATGTGCTAATGTATATTCCTACTTGGGAACCATTTGCCACGATACGTTGGAAGGAATCATCGAAGGGAAAAATACAGAAGCGGATATTGGGCCAGCTATCGAAAACGGCCTGGAAGAACTCGATATGCTTGGTGTTAAGTTTCCAAAAACGAGAGATGGCGGCGATGGAATTCGCGACCGCTGGGTTTCGAATATGCGCTGCATGGCTCGTGATTATGTTAGCCCAAGAGGAAAGTATGAAGTTGAAAAACTCCTGATCCTGAAGATTCGCGAAGATCGCTATCTTCAAGGTTATGCTGACTTGATTCGTATCTTGCCGGATGGCCGTTTACAGGTATTGGATATCAAAACATCCAGTCAGTTTCAAGATAAAGATCTTTTGCATTATGGTCGTCAGTTGGTTGCTTATACTCTTGCACTTGAGCAGGCCGGATTCACTTGTTTGTCGCCAGCGTGGATCATGGTGAAATACTGTAAGGTCATTTATCAAACTGGTAAAGGCAGGCTGGCAAAGCAGCAGGAGAAAGTGCTCGACCGGTGTAAGGTTGGCTACACGTTACGTTCAACTGTCCGTTACAAGATGAAAACCGCCGGGTATGACAGCGAGCAGATCGAAATCGTCATTCAGGAATTTATCGAATCGAACGATATCAATGATCTACCGGAAGATATTCGCTGCCAGTTCAAGTTGACCACTTATGTCAGACAGTATCCTGTCACTGATGAACTGCGCAAAGAGTGTATTGATTACATAAACGAAACAGCAGATGAATTTGAAGAACGGAAACGAAGCGGTGAATGGCCAGCAAGAGAGATCGAAGAAAAAAACGGCAATCCAAATTTCTTCTGTGCCAATCTCTGCGGTCATCGTAAAACCTGTGAACCACTACGAGACTGTATCAATAAGAAACCATTCTATGCAGCAAAAGACCCAGGCGTGGTTGGTATAGACGATCTGTTTTAAGGAGGAGTCATGGAGCAAAACTATGTTGTATACCATTTGCACGACGATAAAGGTTCGCTCCTTGATTCTTGTACAAAGTGGGAAGACTATGTTGATCTCGCTGCTTCTTACGGGATGAAAGCGATTGCTTCTACCAACCATGGTTACAACCTTAACTGGACTGAAAAGAAACAGTATGCAGAAAAGAAGGGGTTGAAGTTTATTGTTGGTTGCGAGGTGTATCTTACTTCTGAGATATATCACTATCCAGAGATTCCAGACGAGGTTTATGAATCTTATCAGGGATGGGACCCGCAAGAAGCACAAGAGGAAATCGGTAAAATGATGGATGCCGGACGTTATAAAGTTCGCGACAACTTCCATACGATTCTTCTTTGTAAAAATGCTCGTGGTGTTCTGGAGCTAAACAAAGTAATGGGCACATCTTATGATGCTGACCACAAGTATTATAAGCCGCGCATTACTTTTGAAGAGTTCTTTGGTTTGTCTGATAACATCATCAAAATCTCTGCCTGTCTGGCAAGTCCACTTCGTAAATACACGTCAGAATGTGATGGATTTCGTCAGGAAGTCTATGACAAACTATGCGAAACTTATGACTATTATGAGATTCAGTATCACGATTGTGACGATCAAAAGGAATACAACCAGTATCTCTGGGAACTTTCTAAGAAATATCACAAACCACTGATTGCTGCAACTGATACCCATAGTCTGAATGCGTATAAAGCAGAGTGCCGTAAGATCCTTATGATGGGCAAGGGAATCGAGTTCACTGGCGAGGACGAATTTGATTTAACATTCAAATCTTATAATGAATTAGTCGATGCGTTTACTATGCAAGATGCGCTCCCTCGTGAAGTTTGGATGGAAGCAATCGAGAATACGAATCGAATGGCCGATAGTGTCAATGATTTCACTCTAAGCACAAAGGCGCGGTATCCCATTTTGACTGGAACCTCTGAATCAGATGCCGGGGTATATATCAAACGAACCCATGATATGCTGAACGACAAAATTCGTCGCGGTATCATCCCTGAATTTGAAGTCGCACAGTTTAAGGCAGATGTTGAAGAGGAACTTACAGTCTTTAAGAAAACTAACATGCTGGGCTTTATGCTTTCTATGAGCGACCTGATGATTTGGGGCAAAAATGAAGGCATTCCATTCGGACCAAGTCGTGGTTCTGTTGCAGGTTCCCGGTGTGCATTCGTTACAGACATTATCGATGTTGACCCGGCTCGCTGGAATCTGGTGTTCTCGCGCTTCTGTAATGAAAACCGTGTTGAGATTGGTGATATTGATATCGATGTGCCGGATGCTTATCGTCCCATGATTTACAACCACATCTTTGAATCGTTCGGCCGTGAGAAATGCGCATACGTTCTGGCTATGGGTACTCTGGCAGGGAAAGCGACAATCGACGAGATTGGACGAGCTCTTGCTAAGGTCTGGAAGCGAGAAAATCAGGGCACAGATGAGTCTGAGAACCCTTATTCTCTTGATCGAATTACAAAAGTGAAAAAGGAATATGACGCCGACGCTGAAAAGTGCCGTGCAGATCATCCTGATATCTTCTACTATTTCGATGGATTGCAGGGGACAATTGTATCGTTGTCTCACCATCCGGCCGGCGTTATCATCGCTCCAATCGACCTCTATAAAAGGTATGGTGTCTTCCAAGATAAAGACGGTCTGCCTATTCTGTGTCTTGACATGGAAGCGTCTCATGCAGTCGGTCTGGCAAAATACGATATCCTCGGTCTTGATACAGTATCTGTTATTGATAAGACCTGTAAGCTGGCTGATATTCCGTACCCACACACCTGGGAGATGAACTTCGATGACCAAAAGGTTTGGACTGATATGAAAACATCTCCGGTTGGTATTTTCCAGTTCGTTGAAGACTTCGCTTTTGATTCGCTAAAAAAATATGATGTTCACAGCATTGCAGATTTAAGCTTGGTCACAGCAGCTATTCGACCCGGCGGTGCTTCTTACAGAGATAAGCTCTTCCGGCACGAAGCAAATCATAACCCATCGCCTGAAATCGACGAACTGTTAAAAGATAGCTTGGGTTGGCTTGTCTTTCAGGAACAGACTATTGCATTCCTCCAACAGTTCTGTGATATGAGCGGCGGTGATGCAGATAGTGTTCGCCGTGCAATCGGTCATAAGAACAAGGCGGAGTTGGATGCGGCAATGCCCCGTATCCTGAATGGTTACTGTAATCACTCAACGAAGCCAATAGAAACAGCTGAGACAGAAGCAAAAGAATTCTTACAGGTTATCGAGAACTCGGCCTCTTATCAGTTTGGTCTGAACCATGCTACTGGTTACTCTATTCTTACATACTATTGTGCGTATTATCGTTACTACTACACGCGTGAGTTTATCACGGCGCTGCTTAATACGGCGGACACACAGGATAAAATCATCAAAGCGACACAGCTTGCAGGAGAACGTGAAATTCAAATCATGCCAATCAAGTTCCGGCACTCGCGAGATGAATATGTCTACGATAAGACCGATAAAAAAATCTATCAGGGCATGGAGTCCATCAAGTACCTGAATAAGCGCGTCAGTCGTGAGTTTTATAAGCTTCGCAATGATAAGTTCAGTTCCTTCATTGATCTGCTTATGGT